AGCTTACCGGTCTTTGCGGTCCGGCCCCCCTCCCCTGTCCCTGGGGGCCGGACCGCAAAGACCGGTAAGCTCAACGGCAGAGCTGCGAGGCATCGCGGTTGCGGGTTCGAGTCCCGCACGGTCTACTCAGCAACACCCGTCACTATCGAATGAGGTAACGCGTGCTCAGCATGACGAAGGACACCGCCACCCCGGGCGGCCTGTGGACGTTCCTGCTCAACTGGGACCAGAAGCAGGGCAAGCAGTCCGAAGCCGGTCGCGGCCTGTCGCGGCTGACCCGGGGGAAGATCAACATCGGCGGCAAGCCGAAGGAATCCGACATCGACATCTGGACCGCGTATTACCGCGACCAGCAGCCCAAGCGGCTCGTCGTCGGATGGAACCCCGACGCCGTGCCCGGAGCGGGCCACACGGGGGACAACCAGACCGGCGCGGGTGACGACGACGAGCAGACGTGGACGAACTTCGACGAGGTCCCCGCATGGGTGACCGAGGTCGTCGTCGGTGTCAGCACCAAGCCCACCGGCTCGTTCGGCGACGCCATGAACGTCGGCGTCAAGGTCAGTCAGGGAACGCACCTGGTCGACGAGATCATGCCGACCCTGGGCGCCAACCAGAACGTCGCCGTCGCCCTGGTCGCCAAGCGCAACCGCAACGACTCGGGTGACATCGTCGACGGCTGGTCGATCCGCGTCCTCGATGCGGCCGGTCGCTACACGGTCAACCCGGGCGAGGACATCGACGCGGGTATCCTGCGCTTCGCCAAGTCGAACGCGGGCTTCTAGTTCGCACAAGGTCCGGGCAGCCGTTGGGCTGGGTTGACTTCCCGGGAGCGAGGAGTGGAGACTCGCACAGTTTGGTGGGCCGACCTGCTGCATTCCGCAACACGAGGGAACCAGGGTAACAGTCAGCATTGCGAGACTGTGTCGGGAGCGGGAGGGGTACCCCGCACTAAGACTTCCTTGTCACGCGAACAAACCGTGTGGTAGGATCTGAGATACGATCGCCGGAAGCTGCCCGTCGTTGGCGCAGTGGATCGGAGCGGTCGAGCAAGACTCCCCCGGGTGCGCACCCGGATCAGGGATGGCAAGCTGGGGAAAGCGCGCCCCAGTGGTCGCAGGAAGCCTGCCGGGTTGCCCCTGGCGGAGTCGGTTCGATCCGGCTGACCACGCTGATCGCTCGCTGGTTCGTGGTTGGCCCAGGGGAGATCACGCGAGGGACTCAGTACGTCGCACCCGATGGAGGGGTGGCGTGGAGGTGTGCAGTCGGGTGGCGGACCCGGTCCTCGAAAATTCCGCCAAGCCGATCGTCTCGGTGCGTTGGGACCAACCTGGCTCCGGTCCCAGCTAGGGGTTCGATTCCCCGGTTCGGCACGCCGCTGGAGGCCATCCGGTCGACCAGTCGTGCAGGGAGAAACAGGAGAGAACTGTGGCAGACGGCAGTCCCATGCTCAAGAGCCTGGACGAAACCGAAGAGTACGTGAACGTGCTGTACTTCGGTGACCCCGGGTCTGGCAAGACCACCGACACGATGGACATGGCCCGGCTGGGTCGCGTCATCGTCGTCGACGCGGAGGCGGGCATCAAGAAGCGCCCGCTGCAGCGGCTCGGCATCCCGACCTCGAACATCTTCCCCTACACCGTCCGGTCGTACAAGGACATGGACGCGCTGTACTGGAAGGTCAAGGCGCAGCTCGACGAGAACCCCGGTTCCATCGCGGGCGTCGCGTTCGACTCGGTGACCGAGATCCAGAAGGTCCTCATCGAGTCGATCATCAAGGAACGCCAGGACAAGCTTCACGCCGCTGCGGCGCGTGGCGGGTTCGAGGTCAAGACCGACGAGTTCGAGGTCGACCGCGACGAGTACGGCAAGATGACGGAGCAGCTCCGCCGGGTCACCCGTCGGTTCCGCGACCTGCCGTGCCACACCGCCTTCGTCTGCCTCGCCAAGCGCGACGTGGACAAGGAAGGCACCGGCGAGATCGTCTACCGCCCCGCCCTCACCCCCGCCTTCGCCAACGACCTGGCCGGATACGTCGACATCGTAGCGTACGTCCAGCAGTCGGACGGCGACCCGGCCGACCTGTCGCGGTTCACCGCTGTGACCCGCCCCCTGGGCAAGTTCCGGGGCAAGGACAGGTTCGGGGCGACCCCCGAGATCATGCCGAACCCGACCTTCACCCGCATCCTCGACTACGTCCTCGCCGACGACCCCGAGGAGCACGCGGCCAAGGACGAGTTCGTCCAGGCGCGTCTCGCCCGCCTCGCGGCGGCGCGCGGCGAGTAACGTTAACTAGCGCAAAGCCTGGGCTTGCGTAGCAAACAAGCCAGGTGCTAGGATAGCGGAGCACCACCCGCCCCGCCAGCCGGGGCAACGGTAGCGCCCAGCCGAACCGGGCATTCAATGAAGTACCGAACGAAAGCAGGAAACACCATGGCGAAGCTCAACAGCGCGGTGGCGGAGAAGGTCGACAACGCCGAGGACGGCTTCAAGCCGATCCCCGAGGGCGTCTACATCGTCCAGCTGATGGAGGACGTCTCCGTCGGCGAGGGTGCCCGTGGCGCCTACTGGAAGTGGACGTTCGAGATCCCGACCGAGCACGAGGGCAACGAGCTGCAGCACTCCGGCCGCCGGTTCTGGACGAACACCTCGCTCTCCGAGGAGTCGTTCTGGAAGCTGAAGGAGGCGTTCACCGCCTTCGGCGTCGCGACCGACACCGACACCGAGGACCTGGTCGGCAAGCGCGTCAAGGCCCACATCTCGGTCGAGGTCGCGAAGGGCGGCCAGCGGAAGGGCGAGCCGGTCAACTCGATCAAGAAGCTCCTCCCGCTCGACACCGAGTCCGAGGCGCCCGCCGCGACCGGCGTGAGCACCGCCAAGGCGTCGGCCCCGGCCGACGAGCCGATGTTCTAGTCGGCCCGCCAGCACCACAACCCGACCGGCCCCCAGTTCCCAGTGACTGGGGGCCGGTCCCGTATTCAGAAGGAGCCAGACAGTGGTACGACTCTCAACGACTGGATCCGTCCGGGACCGGTGGGCGGAGTACAGCAACCAGGGGCTGACGATTTTCCCGCTCAAAAAGGGCGGTAAGAACCCGGGCACGGACTTCGGGATCAAGTGGCAGCAGGACTGGGTGCAGGTCAACCGGCCTACGTTCCCGGCCCTCGCCGACATCTACGAGACCGGGGCCTACGGGCTGTGGCTGGCTACCGGCCAGTGCTCCAAGCGCGTGGTCCTCGACCTCGACTCTCCCGCCGCCGCCGACTACTGGCGCGACAAGCTGGGCGAGGTCGTGTTCAACTCGGCGCTCAAGGTGTCGAGCCGCCGTGGCCACCACCTGCACTTCGCCATCCGCGAGGACGACACCCGGCCCTGGGCGTCGCACTCCGACGAGCAGATCGGGTACGACTTCCGGGGCGACGGGGGTGGCGTGGTAATGCCGCCCTCGGTCCACGCGTCCGGTCACGTTTACGAGTGGCTGGGGGGTGAGCTTCTGGAGGCCCCCGAGGTCCTGCGCAAGGAGAACACCCCGCGCCAGGTGGAGGCCCGGACGGCTGGCCGGACGAGCGCCGCGAACGGCACGCTGGCACAGGAACTCTCCCTCGCGCCGGACGACCCGGGGCGCGGTAACAACTGGCTGGCGCGAGTGGCGGGTCACCTCGCCAAGATGGAACGGCGCTACTACGACCGGTACCTCGGCCTTCTTCAGAACATCAACTGGGCGTCGATAGACCCCATTGAGGAGGGCGCGTTCATGAAGACGGTTGAGTCGATCTGGAACTCGGAGAACTCCAAGTCCGAGACCCACGGCCAGGAGAACGGCTGGCTGATCGGCAACGGAACCCGACTGCTGACCCAGGTCGAGGTGGGCAGCGGCGAGGACAAGCGGCTGGTGCCGGGCGAGTGGGCCGACTTCGACATTCGCGTTAGGTCCATCACGCGCGCCAGCGACGGCACGATCGTCTACACCGTCGACCTGATGACCGACGACCACCTGTATGAGGGCGTTCAGCTCGACCCGACCATTTTCTCGACCGACTCCAAGCTCTCGGGCTGGCTGGCCAGCCGGGGCGCCACCATCCTGCCCGTTCCCTACGACAAGTACGCTGGGTACGCTCACCGCCACCGCCTCGCGAAGTACCTCAAGAACCAGCACGCCGAGTCGTCCAACGCGGTTCTTCACCTCGGGTGGAACGGCTCCCTCAAGCAGTTCATCGTACACGAGGGCGTCGTGCTGGATGGCGAGATCCTGGCTCACTCGGGCTCGGTTCCGGACCCGGTTCTAACGTCCTGGGCTCCGTACGTCTACGGGGTGGTATCGGCCGAGGAAGCGATCGAGGTTCTCAAGGAGGTGCTGACCTACCAGGACGAGCGCGTCACCAGCGTGTTCGGGGCGTGGTGGGTGATGTGCCTGCTGAAGGGTCGGTTCCAGGCCAGCCAGTTCCCGTTCATGTCGATCGAGGCGCCGTCGGAGTCGGGCAAGTCGACCGGCTTCTTCGCTCTCATGGTCGCCATGGCGGGTAACACCAACGGCCACGGCCGGTACACCGCCCCCGCGTTCCGCGACGCGCTGGCCGGACACCGGAACGGCATCACCTGGCTCGACGACGTCACCGAGATCACCGACCTTCAGGACACGGTCCGCCAGCTCACCGCTGAGGGCCACACGAGCAAGAAGGGCACCGACCGCCGGGAGACCGAGTCGGTTCAGCTCCTGTGCCCGCTCGTGGTGTCCGGCGAGGGACTCGGCACGGTGATGGGCGAGAAGGCCATGCGTGACCGTGCCCTCCAGCTCGAAGTCACCAGCCCGAAGGGGCGCAAGTCCCTGAAGGACCCGGAGCGCGCCCAGTGGGACGACATCGTCGACATGATGGCTCGGTACGGCGGCAAGCCGGAGGACCTGACGGCGGTGGCGGGAACCCTGGTTGGCCTGGTTCACCAGCGCGCCGACATGCTGACGCAGATGCGCGACCTGCGCACCTCGTCCGGTCGGCACGGCGACAAGATGGCGATCGTCCGCATGGGCGCCCGCATCCTCGCCGACGTCACGGGTGACGACTCGCACATCGAGCGCGTCGACTCGTGGTGCTCCAGCCAGCAGGACGAGGGCTCGGTCAACTACGCCATCGCCGAGATCATCCCGTGGTACCTGCGGGTAAACCTCATCCCGACCAGCGCGAACGGTCACCAGGGCGCCTACTACGACCACAAGGGCGACACGGTCTGGGTGTCGGTCGCTCGGCTGGCCGACGCGTGGCGCCAGCGTGGCGGCCTGACCGCCCGAGAGAAGCAGCTCGGGACCGAAGACGCCATCCGCGCCGAACTCAAGGCCAACAACATCGACACGACCGGCAAGCCCAAGTGGGTCAGCCGTCAGCCCGAGCAGAAGGCCCGATACTCGGCGATCACGGGTACGCTGGCCACGATGATCATGGACAAGGTAGGCGCGACGATGGACGACGTCGTCGACTAGTCGCGCTGCACACGCGACGCCCCCGGAAGGTTCGCCGACCGGGGGCACTTGCATGTTGGGCACCGGGTGTGGTTAAATTTCATTCAGAGGGGGAAACGCCCCCACTGAGAGGAGCCCACAATGTCCGCTTTCGCCGCTTCCGTCGCCGCCCAGGCCGCCCGCACCTTCACCGCCGCTGAGGACACCGTCTCTTACATCGAGGCCGAGGGCATGGTAGCGGGGGCCGACATCCAGTTCGAGGCCCGCGAGGCGGTCACCCACCGCCGGATCGTCGTCTCGGCCGCCCGAGTCATCGCCCACATCCGCAACGCCGACCAGCACGGCGTCGGGGTCCACGAGACCACCTCCACCGACGGCCGGTTCGTCATCCAGCTCATCAACAAGACCGACAAGGGCAGCTGCTACGCCACCTACGTCCAGATCTGACCCGCTCAACCCGAGCCCCGGTTCCCCGCACAGGGACCGGGGCTCACCCGTACCCCGCCACCCCCGCACGGGAGCCCCGGTCCCTGT